ATGAAATCAATTTCAATCTTTGCTGAATTGATAATTACTTGTCCAACATCTGCCATTGCTTTTGCAGTTGCGATGTCAATGTCACCATCTTTCAGGCGTTCCAGTGTTTCAAATAAGTGATCACGGAGATCGTTAATTTTATTTCGTGCCATTTTTTTCTATTTGATTAATTTTTCGTGTGATTGATTTTTTAAGATGTACTACTTCCTTCAATTCTTGTGGTAGATTTTGGATGTGATTTCTCCGGATGTGTTCCACTCGGTCAATGATTTCCAAGTTTTCAATACAAATGTTGTTCTTGTTTCGGTCTTTGAATACCACAAACATTCCCATTGGTATTTCTCCGTGATGTTGTTTCCAAATTAGTTTGTGAACAAATTCAAATCCTTTCTCAACTCTTTCCACCAAGTACCCATCACGATATGAACGGAATCCAATCGGCTTGGTATTGTGTGGCAATCTACCCTTTTTGAATTGTGTTTCAACTCCTCCGATCTGTAATCCTTTTTGACCTTTATTCCAGGATTTCATTCCTTTTTTGAATTGAGTGGCTTTGTGTCCTTTGAAGTTTTCACGATAGTATTTATGCAAAAAATCAAGATCTTTATGTAATCCCATTTTGTTTGCACGGTTGTAAATCTGCTGGACATTACATCCAAAACGCAAAGCCAAATCTTTCCCAGTGGTTGTTGGATATAACCGTTGTAATTCTTCAGCTTCTTCCTTTGTCCAATACTTTCTCATATGCGTTCCTTGTACATTGTTCGTGATCCAATGAAGGTGGTTTCAATTGTGAAACATTCTCCGTGCCTGTTCTTTGCGATGATTAGTTCAGCATCCTCCGATTCATTGCGTTCCTTTGAATAGTAATCAGGTCTAAAGGGGAACATCACTACATCTGCATCTTGTTCAATGCTTCCACTCTCCCGGATGTCGGATAGCATCGGTCTTTTATCTGCTCTCTCCTCACACTTCCTTGAAAGTTGTGCCAAAACAATCACGGTGATTTGCAATTCCTTTGCCAATAATTTAAGGTTTCGTGATATCTCTGCGATTTCTTGCTCTCTGTTTTGCTTTGTTCCTTTGATCAACTGGATGTAATCAATGATAAGCAATTCCAATCCGTGTTTTGCCTTGTGGATTTTGGCTTTTGATTTGATTTGATTGATGGATGAATTTGGATCGTCATCAACAAAAAATTCAACCACCGAATTGTTCACACTATCACACATATAAATCACCTCATTCTCTCTTAATGTCGCATTGCGAATCTTCCAGTTTGGCAAATCACAAATCAATGACAAGTACCTCTTCGCCAATTGCTCGGATGACATTTCAAGTGAAATGAATAAACCCTTACCACCCAATTTCCCAAACTCATACATCAATGACAAAGCAAGTGCGGTCTTTCCTTGTCCAGGTCTCGCAGCCATCACAACCAAATCACCGTGATTCCATCCACCCAATACCCTGTCAAGTGATTGCCATCCGGTTTGCTTTCCGGTTATCTTGTCACCCCTTTTGATTGATTCCGTTATTGTATCAACTGCCGATGCCACAACTTTGTGAATAGACAAAGGATCGTTTATGGTGGTGAACTTGGTGTTGTCAATCAAAGTTTGTGTAAAGGTGAGCATCTCTTTCAAATCCAATGTGACATCAATAGAAGAGATTTGCTGAACGAAATTCTTTTGTAAGTATCTATGTTCCAATTTTGGAAGATATTGGCTTAAATTAGGCATAGAATAAACGGCTTGACCAATTGTCACAAGATGTTGTACTTCAGTTCTTTGAAACTTTCCAACCAAACACACATAGTCAATGGGTTCATTTTGTATATATCTGTCCATCATAAAGTCAATCACTCTTTGATAGAGTTTTGTTTCAAACCATACTGGTTTTATTCTTGGTAGCAATGCTCTTGTCTGTTCGTAGTAAAGCAATTGACCGATGATGTATTCTTCAAGCTCGTTCGTCATAATCTTTCAAATTAAATTTGTTTTTGTTATTAATGATTTCAATGGTTTTGTTTTTCTCAAAATCTTTTGGTGCATATAAACCGGAATAGTTTTGAGTAATGGAGTGTTCAACAACCTCCGTGAATTCTTTTGGTGTGTATTTTGACTGACAAGATTTTATGAGTTGTTCAATACCAGTTCTTGTGTATCTCTGCTTTTTCTCTTGTTTATACTTTAACCACAAATCAAACGACAGTTTGTATTCTTCTTTTACATTTACATTTACATTATCAATTACATTATCATTATCAGCTTTTTTGGGTTCTTGAAAAAAGGCTTGGGTTTTTTGGGTTTCATTGCCTTTCTTTGGTCTACCACCTTTTGAACCGTTAACACTTTGTTTCTCAATGTAATCAACATATTTCACCAAATCCCTTTTTAATTGCGTTTTAATGGGTTCAAATGCGATTGACAATAGTAAGTCATCACAAGGTGGATTTTCATCGTTCACATAAGCGAAGATGTGTTTGATTAATTTCCCAGCAATTTCGTCAGGAAGTTTGTTGAATATCCCTTGTTGATCACAATACAGGATAAATGATTTTTTGTCTTTAGCCATAAAAAAATCCCTCTCAAATTGTGGTGGTAGAAGCACTCACAACTCAAAAGGGATAAATGTTTTTTAACTTTCGGTATCTTCTACATACCAGTTAACGCAACAAAGATAATCAATCACACATCATATCCCAATTCTTTTTTCACTTTTGCTTGGTGTTTTTGTCGAAGCTCATACATCGTACCTCGCAATTCTGGGTGATCTAACTGCAGCCGTTGGCGACATCTACGGATGGTCTCGGCTTGTGTTAACTTGCCTGATTCCAAACGAGAATAAAAGTTAAACAGATTGGATTCGCTTCTCCAAATGATTGACATCAAAAGGTTGTCGTTGTCTCTTGTCTGTGGATATTGCTCAAGCAATTGTCTCACAAGTTCTTTTGTTACATTCATAGGGGTTTTGTTTGTGTGTAAAGGTGACGCACTTTGCATTCGCTGAATTGCATTCGCTGGGCAATCTGTCTCCAGGTGCAACGCATATCATCACGAAGGATTGCGATTGCCCAACATAGTGCTTGTTTATCAGTTAGATTTTTCACTGTACATTTTCTTTGCATATGCAAACCCGGCATTGTATGCCAGTTGTTGTTCCATCTTCTCGAGTTGTTTAAAGTTGAATATCAGGTGTGGGCTGATATCCAAATCGGGGAACTCCGTGCGTAGGTGTTCAACAAGTCGGTCAATTGGTGTTTTCATTTTCTGCCTTGATTATTTCTTGAATCTGTTGTGAAATAGCTTTGATTAAACTGATGATATCAAGATTGTGATTGATGGTCTTGATGTCTTGAAGTTCTATTTCCGTGTGTTTGTGTTTAACCCTGATCTTCATTGCTCACCTCCTCCGTAGGTTTCAATTTCTTGTTTTACTTCTTCCCAATAGTTTGATAAATCCTCATCCTTGTCAACGGAGTTTATACTTAAAATTTCTTCAACACAAATCCTTGCGTTTATTTTACCATATCCCCCACGATTAAATAGATGTATTAAATAAATTGCATTTTCTTTTGGTGTCATTGCTCACCTCCTCCGTAGGTTTCGTTGTAGTATTGTTCACCAGTTATTGGTAATGTACTTTCAGGATAATCAATTCCATGAACTGTTCCTTTGTTGTATGCAGTTTCAATTCTTTCCTTCTCCATTTCTTTGGCTTGGTCAATTACTTCATCTGGAATTTGTGCAGTATCACCATATTTTCCGCATTCAATTAAGAACCACTCCACTGCCGTTTGTTGTTTATTGTTTGTCATTTCCGTTTAGAATTATCTCTTGAAGAACTTTTAACCAATAGTATTTGCTTACTTCTGTGCAATGATCAAGTATTTCATATACTGCAACTCTCGCACATTTGATTGCATCGTCTTCCGATAGTGAATGAATTATATCAAAATCTCCATCTACCAATTCAACCGTTTCCGCATTGATGGTGTAAAATTTGGCGATAAGCTCTTCGGCTTTTTCTTTGGGTGTTATATCTGTTTTCATTGTCTGTCTATAAATGCTGCGTAATCTCGTGCATCTTTTTCCGATTCAAAGGTGGCGAGTAATTCTCCAGCGAAGTATACCCGCCACTTGCAAATGGAATTAATTGTTGCTTTCACTACCCTTGCTTTTAACATTTTTTAAATCTGTAAATTGGTTCTTGAAAGTTTGCAATTTGTCTTCCAGTTCTGCGATTCGTTTCTCGCTCATCATCTTCGCTTGGTTTAAATCATCCTTGCCTTGCTGGATGGTTGACCTGATCGTCAAGATTTCTGTTTCCAAATCCCAAATGTTGCGATTCTTTTTGTTAATTGATTCTTGCAATTCCTCTGCGTTTCTCTCAACTTGCCACAACCGGTAAGCGAGAAGGACAGTAACACCGCCCAAGATTAAATAAGTTATCATTTTGCTTTTCCTTTATAGAATTTGTGATTGAAGATGGTTTGACTGAATTGGTCAAACTCCGGATTGTACTGATCCCGTTCAAACTGGTATGGTTTGGCTTCAGGAAGTTCTTTGTTCATTGCTTTCTTAATGCAATGGATAGAGTAACCCACCGCAAAAACGATGGGTGTTAAAACGATTGGATAAATTATGTCAAGTGCCATAGTTCAAAACAACATACTTTCTTTCACTTATGCAAATTTATTTTCTAATTGACTTTGTGAATGAACGATTTATTTTGTGATTGACAAAAACAACTCCCCAGCGTAGGTCAATTTCTCATCAATGATTTCTTGGATGTCCTCTTCCAAAGTGATGAGAGTGGTTGTGAGCTTCTTTCCAATGGGCATTCGGGGATCATAACTGACAAACAAACCTTCTTCCAATCCGGTTGCAATCATACCCATTTGCATCTGCCAAAAGTACTCCGTGCGTTTTGATTTCAACTGCTCGTTGTTTTTGATGAAGAAGTTTTGAAGGTGGTTGCCTGAATTGAACGGACATTTGATTTCTACCAACTGGTGACCAAGTGCATCAGGTGAATACCCACCCCATTCGCCATAAGTGATGAAGGTGTATGTCTCTGCACCGTAGTAAGTGAAGAACTCATCGGTCTGTTGTGAGAAATAGTGGAAGGCTTCCTTCTCGTGTTCCTTGCCCCAGTCCAAAGCACGACCATAGATCTCCGATTTCGCACCGGTTAGGTATTCCGCTGCCTTCTCAAACACAAATGATTTCGCAGTTTCCGACAAGAACTCCGATTTGTTTTTCGGAGTTCCCATCAGTTTGTGAATTTCGGATGCGGTAAAGCGTGAACTTCTCAACCGTTGCCAATCTTCTTCGTTCAAAGAAGTGTGAATAACTGGATGTGTGTTATTCATTTCTCACCAATTAAAAGTTTCATATTGACCGGAGATACATCAAACTTGCTTGTGATGTCTGTCATCAATCCACCCGTCTTGAGATGCTCAACTGCTTTCGCCCACGATGGATGCTTTGGTGTGAGTTCATCTTTCTTTGGAATCTGTCTTCCCATTGCCTTCTCACCATCATCATCATCATCAATGTTCAAGTTTAGGATTGAACCAAGTGCATACCTCCGTGCGTAGGTCATTGCACTTCCCATTGCTTGTGGATCGTTCTGCTTTGCAACTGGCATCACATAGGATGATTCCATCCACTCGCCCGAATCAGCGTGAAGGATAATGGTTGTGAGTGCGTTCCCATCAGGGAACTGACTGATTGCCAAACCGCATTCGCTCAATGGCTTTTGAATTGTATCCAGTATGTTTGCCAAACTTGCATACTTGGATTTGAAGAAAGGATTGTTGGCTTCCTTTGCTACTTTGCTTACCGATGCTTGGAATTTTACCAACGCACCAGCGATGTTCTTAATTGATTCTGATTTATTCATAGGAAATTTGTTTTGTGTCCGCACATAAAAATAATAGTAAACTTGTCGGGTTCAAGGAAAAAGAATCTTTCCGTCTCAATGCCGACCAAGTTGGTCTCAACGCATCCACCGAAATACACATCTCGCTTGATCAGGTACGGTTCAAGTTCATCAAAGTGATTCTCAAGTAAATAGTCATCAACTTGCTTGTCAATATAGACATACCTATCCCCACCGATTGTGAGAATCCATCCGTTGATTGTTGCTTCAATCATTGTTCACCTCCCTCAATGCAATTTCAATGACGGCTTTTGCTTTGGGTGAAACGATGTTTCCCTCAACCAAATACTTTCTTACCGTTGGAAGTGATACCCCTGTTTTACGAGCGACTATTTGAAATAGCCCTTGTCTGCGTTTCAGTTTAATTGT